TCTAACAATGAGTTACCTTTGTGTCCAATCAACAATGTGTTTGCTGGGAAGTAAGGGTCTCTGTAAACCTGATATCTACCTGCCAATGTACCAACTCTTTCAATACCCATGTTGTATTGGTCTTGCTCAGGAGCTGCGTTTGATACGTGGAAGTATTCCAAATCATCAAAAATTGCACTGATTTCAGAAGATACAACAATCCAGTTAGCTCCACCTCTTAATGTAGATTTGTGGATTTGAGCCGACAATTGGTTGATTGCTGTCATCAACGTTTGGTTCCAATCTTTTTGAGTATATTGAGTTAATGGATTTGCGGTTGTACCTCTCTTCCATCCGTTGTAATCCCAACGTAAAGTCCATGCTGCACCTTTTCTTAAGTCTCTCAAGATTTCTCTGTCGATTTCAGCTGCAACTTGCTCTGACAATAAAGCTGTTAATTCAGCTTCAGCATCAATATTATGGAACGCTGCAACGTCTTGTGCTAATTCAGGTGACCACTGAGCTCTTAATTTTCTTTCAGTAACTGATACTGTAACAGATTCAAGGTCAAATGAAACTTCACCGATTTGGTCTTCAAATTCCAATTCTTTATAGATTCTATAAGTCATTGAGAAATCTCGCCCATCACTTGAGTTTACTGTAGTAGTTAAACCAGAATATCCGTCTAATGAACCTGCTCCGATTGAACATGGAACTTGAGCATCAACTTCTAAGTAAATAATACCGTCTGCATCACAGATATTATCATATGTACCACCGTTACCACCATTGTTACTTGCAGTACCTGGGAATGTTGTTGCTTGTGATGAACCATATTGTACAATACCTTTACCATATTTTTGAGTAACAACTCTGAACAAACATGGAGCTGACATTCCTGAGAATGGGTGGTCATAACCTGCTTCTCTGATTGGTGCGATTGTCATACCAGCCAAGAATTCTTCAGTATCCATTTCATTACCGTTTGGTCCGATTAATTTACCAGCACCACTGTAGTTAAATCCTGAGAAAGCTACTAAAACTTTTCTGTATGGACCACCAGTTGTAGTATAACCTGAATTAATTAATTGACCTCCATTCCAAACTTGTGTACAACCTGTAACTGTTCTAGCAGAGAATGCTCCTTTAGAATAATCAAATAATCCAGGTGGGTCTAAATCTGGTTCAGTACCTTCATAGAATCTATCATATAAATTCTTATCATTTGCACCATAACCAGTGTCAGGTGAAGAAGGTCCGTTAGGTGCTCCAAAAGGTGAATAGTGGTAGCCACCAGTGGTTGGGTCTTGTTGACCTGTTGTGTAACCTTGAATTTTAGGTACAAAGTAGAACAATTTACCGATAGGTAAGTTCATTGCTTGTACAGAAACGATGTCGTTAGCTAACAACTTAGAGAAAACTCTTCTTACGATTGGGAATACAACCGTTTCGAAAGAACCGTCTGAAGATGTGCTAGCAGCTTCGTTTATTAAGTGTGATGCTTGGTTTTCATAAAGTTGAGCGATGTTTTCTTTAACATGACCTCTCAAACCTTCTAGGAACCCAAGTCTGTCCCATTTGTTGATTGTATCTTCTTTGATAACTTTAAGGTGCTTAAGACCAATGTTACCAACAAGACCTGATTCTAATAATGCTCCCATTTTTTTATTTTTTTAAGTTTTGTTTAGTTTATTTTAATTTTGACATCAAATCTTTCATTCTTAAGAATTGTGGATTTTCATATGTCTTGTTTTCAACCAAGTTTGTTGAACCTTTAGTTGGTGTTCTATCAATAGATTCTACGATAGATTCTTTAACAACTTTATTCTCTTTACCACCTAATTCATTTTTTATTTGTGAATAAAGATTTTTTGATTCCTTGATTGTTTCGACGTTATCAAAACGTCTCATGATGTTTATTTTTTCTTGTTTAGTTGTAGAATGTTCTGTAAACAATCTAGTTGCGTATGCCAAGTTTGAATTAAAGACTGCAACCTCATTAAGTTTTTCTCTGAAGATATTCAAAGCTTTTCTGTATTCTTCGTTTTTAAGTCTTAAAACTCTAACTTCTTCTTCTAAAGCTTTGTTAGTAACAACTTTCATTTTAGGAAGACCTCTACCTGGGTAATTTCTTGAACCATTACCATAGGTTCTTGAAGCTTCTTTCATTTCATCTTCACGTGTCTCAAAACCAGCATCATCTCTTCTTGATTTCATTGATTTTAAATCTTTTTTAGACAATGCCCCGTGTTCCATTCCTTCTTTTTCATCTTCATGGTCATCATAACCTTGACCTTCTTTAAATTCACCTTTTACGTATTTTTTAGCTTCAGGTGCTGATTTACCGTGAGGTCCTTTGTGAATGTTTTCACCCTTGAACGATACCTTACCAGGTCCTTTACCCATACCTACACCTACATAGGTTTTTTCTTTAGACTCCATCATACCTTCTTTTTCGTCATCGTCTTCATCATCGTCATCTGAGATTTCAATTTCATAAACAACTTCTTCAGTCATTTCGTCTGTTAAATCTTCATCTGAACCTAATGATAATTCATCAGATAAATCTTCTTCACCCCCACCAATAGGAAGTGTCATTGTGTCTGTTTGAGATAAAACATCAACATCTAACTCATCACCCATTTTTTGAACGATAAGCCTGTCACTGTCACCCATACCCATAACAATCTTCATTAATTCTTCATCTGATGCACCGACCATGTTTAAAGGTTCGATTTCATCACCCATCATGTCATCATCATCATCCATCATAGTGATATCATCTGTCATAGACATTCCATCACCAGCGTCGTCAGATGCTGTCATGTCGATAGTCATAGAATCTTCGTCTTCATCTTCTTTCATATCCATCATGTGGATACCTTCTGTGTTGTAAGATTCATCTGCCATCATTTCTTCGTCAGTCCCTTCAAATAGAGACTCTTTTACTAATTCTTCGATTTCTTCCTTCATTGTAGAAGCAAGTATTCCCTTTGCGTTTTCAGAAACTACATTTTCCAAATTCTTCATTTGTAAAAGAGCTTCTTCAACCAATGATTTTTTTTCTGAATTCATTTTTAGCAATAAAAATTTGTTTTATTTTTCATATAAATATATCCATTTGCTAAAAAAGTTAGTTTTGTATGGGCACTAAAATAAAAAAACCCGATTTCTCGGGTTTTAATTTAACTTTTAAGTTTAAAATTTTTTATTCAAAAACTTCATCAATTTTGCTTTCAGCTACTGAAGTGATTCTCCAATCGTGTTGAAATCCTTTGAATTTATCAGTGACTTTAGCTTCGACATCGGTTACGTTATAACCTTTAACAAGTTTTTCTTCTCTGATTTTTTTAATTTTTCCTGAGTTCTCGTCAATTAAGTCGTATTGAACTTTTGCTACAAAATATTTTTCGTCCATAATTTTAATTTTATCTATGTCCCAAATAATCGTTCAATTTTGTCATTAAGTCAAGTGATTTTCCTAATCCGCCATCAATTCTTGGTTCTTGTTTGTCTTTTTTGTCTACATCTATATTTTCGTCATACAATTTTCTATCATCTTTATTAGAATAAAGATACGCACCTGGTGTAGATGGATTCATAACCAAATCAAAACATATAATTTCAAAATCATCTTGAACTTCGTTGTGTTCGCCTTTTTTTGCTAAAGAACCAACTCCTCTTGAAGATATCCCCATAGTAACACCTTGTCTCATTAGATTGGCCGCGATATCTCCTTTTGTAGATACAACACCTCTTTCATGAAAACCTGGTGAAGTTAATAATCTTAACTTACCCATTAAAATATTATCATCCCACCATACATCATCAATTATGTGTGACACTCTGTCCAAATCAATTAGGGAAGATTCAGGATGATTTAATTCTGAAGTTGATAAACCTTTTTGAATTAATGATTTATATTTATCCGCTTCTCTTCTTAATATTTTTTCAGGGTAAACTCTGCCGTTTCTATTTGGTACCCCATACTTTTGTAAAGTCGCGTAAAACACAAAAGGTTTTGAATGGTCAATTTGAGTTTTATTTGCTTGTCCAAAATTCTCGTTTAAAGAATCTTTCCAAGAAATACTACCCGCATCATATTCAATTAATATACCTTTACCAGTTTCGTTTGGTCCTAAAATTTTCATAATCCTTTTTCATTATAAATATAAGGACTATTTAAACTTTCATTTTTTCTTTTGTTTTGGCATATTGAATTGTAAAATATTTTGAATCAGATAAAACCTCGTTGTATATTTTGTTAATTATTTTTATTAGTTCTTCAGATATTTCATTTGATTTAAAATCGACATCTTGTTTTGTAAAAAAAGTTATTTCTAAATTTAAGAATGATGATTTTTTTAATCTTATACCACTTGTTCTTAAATCCATGTCAACTATAAAGTGGTCTTTAAATAATTTTTTATTTGATATTTCTAATATTTTGTGTTTTATTGTTCTTGTTATAGAACCTACGGTGATACTCCAATTTTCCTTTTCCACTTTTGGTGTCACCCATGTTTGTAATACTAAATAAATTGATTTTAATTCTGTCGTGTTGACACTACCAAAATAACATTTGGCATCTTTAAACAATTCTAATTTGAATGTTTTTCCTTTTTTCATTTTTAAATGAGTTCATATAAGTAAGTTTATTTTTACAAAATATAAGAAAAAAAAAGATATTAACAAAATTGAAAAAAGTTTTTATATTTATTATCATATAACAAAAAATATGATTGTAATAAAAATAGAAAAAGGTGAGAGTTTAGATAAGGCTTTAAAA